GTTTAGTGAAGTGGTGTTGTGGTTAGAAATGATGGTTCTTTTTTTCTTTGTTTTATGGGCTTGTAAAGGTGTGTTTTTAGGGTAAAAAATGGCTTTGGAGTGACATTAGGGGTGACGATTGGAGTGACAGTGTAAAACGAAATGTGTAAAGAGGGGTGACATTAGGGGTGACACTTTTTATATGTTTTTGACCACATTCACCCCCCTAATAAAGACGAAAAAAAGCGGATAGACCCTATTTTTAATCATTTACCCCCCCCATTTATTCCGTATAAGGAGGGGTATAGTACAATAAGATAAAATTAAAAAACTTCCTGAAATGCCTGATTTATTGGGGATTTCGCTTATATTTGTGGTGTAAAATCATTAAAAAGTGTGCGCGTGGAGGTCAAATCATCACTTTTCACGCATAAATTTAGAGTAGGATATGAAATATAAGGGGCTTAGTGAATATGTAGAAAGAGAGGTTGCGCTTATGGGTGCAAATGGTGCATTACATAGGTTTGAGTCTATGCTTAAATACGCAGAGACAACTATGCAAGAACATGTGCATGAGAAATGTGCGGATGCCCTTGATGATTGGTTACCTATAATAAGAATGTTTATTTCAGATTGCAAAAACGAATTCAAATAGAATTGCTATTCATTGTCATCATCTATAAATGTAACGTTCCTGATACTACTTGATATTTCAGAAACGAGCCCTATGTGGAGTCGCTTGATGTATTTTGCCATTTGGCTATATGCAACGGTAAAATGCTTGATATGAATTTCAGCTTTACCTGTATCCTGCAACCTACTGGCTATTGCATCATGTCTTTTTTCTAAATCTTCACTTTTTATCACGTATGCCATTGCGTGAAGATCATGTTTTCCGAAAGGTTCGAAATCATAACATTCCAAACCAACTAAGAACCAGTTTGCCAAATCAACACCATTATCAGTACACAACCTCCACAGGTCACTATAATTATGTCCATCAATGGCAATTATCCCTTTCATGTCTGTATACTGAGTAGAAATTCTCTCTTTGAGAATATCTATATTAAAATCTTTCATTGTTAATAGAGTTTAGTTAATAAAAATATTTAGGATTGTATAAACCTACTTAAACTATCGAAAGTATTAGATATACTTATAGCTTAAGTGTTTTATTCAACATCAGAAATGCTTATAACTGTGCCCAGGCTGTCAAGTGTAAAAAATTGGTTGTAGATCTGTGTTGCACCATATTGATTCTTTGCACGGTACTTATGACGTACTATGAACCATTTGGTGTGTGGGTTCTGTGATACTGGACTCCATTCAACACCATCATAGCTTTCAGGATCATTCAAGTTCTTTTTTAAGAACTGTTTTACCTGACGCACTGAGGCATCTAATACATCGTTGTGAACAACGGATACAGGCTCTTTTTTCTCTTGTGGTTCTGATGAGTCGCTAAATGCACCTGCAATCAATACAGACATTACGATCAAGACGATAACCGCCAACAGAGATAGATTAAACTTTGCCTTTTTCTTTTCTTGTGGAGTCATTTCACTCCATTTCTTTTTTTCTTTCATATTAATTACATAAATCTACTTACGTTACCAAGTACCTCAAAGACACGGAGGATTCTGGACTTACAGAATTCTTGCTCGTCGTATTCCTCTGTATTAATAGGTATGAATCGGAATTTGTTTGGATCATCAGATTTGCGCAGTATCTTGATAGTTCTTATAGTGTCTAAGACCACAGCATAGATTTCACCATATTGTACATCTTCAAGCGTACATTCACGAAGAGCTATCATATCGCCATGACAAATCTTTGGATACATTGAGTTACCTGTAGCATTACACCACATTTGCGCTTTTTCGAATCCATAGACAACGATGTTTGCAGTAGGAAGAAAAGTCTGATCGTTGATAATCAAGTCAAAGCCTGTGACGAAATCTACATCATAATAAGGTACTCCTACGTTTGGATCATAAGTAACTAAAGGTGTAGATTCATCTGCCTTATTTGTAGATACCTGTTGCTGTTCAACATTTGTTTTGTTATCAGAGGATGTTTTGAGCATTGGACCATTACCTGTGAGAAGCCATTCTGGCGAAATGTTTATGCACTTTGCGTAAACAATATCAATATCAAAGGTATTCCTGCTAATCCATGTATTAATAGCCTGTGGAGACACGCCTATCATACGAGCAAATTCAGATTTATTTCCGTCAGAATAGTGCTCAATAAGCCTCAAAAGTCTATCCTTTTTCTCCATAATTAAACATTTTGCGTAAAATAATTGCCTAAATATTTGTTTTGTTTATGCAAAGTGTTTATCTTTGCAGCGTGTTTAAGATATAAACAGCGTTCAAAGATACGAAAAAGGGGCGTGATTTGCAAATATTAAATATATAAATGATATGGATAAGAAAATTTATGTAAGTGAAAAGAACAAGGCGCACCTGCGTAAAGTGTTTGACTGTTCGACCATGATGGTATGGAAGGCTCTGAACTTCAAGAGTGACAGCGAACTTGCAAGGAAGATTCGCTTCACAGCACTAACACAACTGAATGGAACTCCTAATTGGAAGCAGGCTGACGTTGAGACTACTCACGAAGAAGCTGAACAGACAATGACACAGACCTTCGGTGAGCGAGTGAAGATAGTTGTTGATTGCAAGGATGGCAGCGTGAGTGTCTTTGTTGATGGAATTGTGACACGTCGAGAGCAAGATATGAACATACCTGCCTTCGTGGAGCTGCAGAGTGAAGTTGAATTGATGGCTATGAGCTTATAACTATATTTGGGATGGAATACTTCAACAAGATATTGTGCGTAACCTACGCGGAACTGACTGGAGGAAGTGATGCAGTTATTAAAGCTGCTACATTACGCCAGAACATGAGCCGTGGAAATATTGTCAGCGTACACCGTGGAGGTGGCGAGGGCGGTCAGGCACTTTACGCATGGAGTTCCATTCCTCAGAAATACAAGGCTCGGTATATGGAACGATACGGTGATCCAGAGCAACGAATGAAGGAAGCAATGATGCGTGACCGCATACGGCTTGACAGCGAGGCACGTGAGTTCTTTGAAAACTTCACCTATGAGAAGAACGGCAAGCAGGAACATCTTACAGAGAAACTCATTGAAGAGTACACCATTAATGCGAGTGTTCTGAAAGAACTGTTGAAGATGATGGCACAGCGTAGAGCTATTCGTCAGAGTCTGAACGGCAGCACTACAGGGGCTTGGGAGGTAATCTATCAGAGTTCTGAAGCTATGCGCGAAGAGTATCAGCACACCCTTCCACAAAATGAAGCGCGACTGAAGGCAAAGATTAAGGCTTTCAAGGCAGATGGCTACAAGAGCCTTATCAGCGGTAAGGTTGGAAATAAGAACACGCAGAAGATTACTGACGAGTTCGGACAGCTACTCATCGCACTGAAGCGTTGCAGGGTTCCAGTCTACACCGATGCGCAGCTCTTTGACGAGGCAAACCGCCAGGCGGAAGCAAACGGCTGGAAGCCACTGAAAAGCCTTAGCGGTATGAAACGATGGCTGAACAGTGCTGCGATTATGCCACTATGGTACGATGCTGTGCATGGTGAGCAGGCAGCACGACAGAAGTTCGGACGTAAGCACCGTACGGCATTGCCAACGAAGCGTGATGCGCTGTGGTATGGCGACGGTACGAAGCTTAACCTCTACTACCAGGACGAGAACGGCAAGGTGCGCACCACGCAGGTCTATGTAGTCATTGATGCGATGAGTGAAGTGATGCTTGGTTGGCACATCAGCGATAGTGAGGATTACGAAGCGCAATATCTCGCTTACCGCATGGCAATTCAGACAAGCAAGCACAAGCCCTACGAGATTGTTCACGACAACCAAGGCGGACATAAGAAACTGGATGCCGACGGTCTGTTTAAGAAGCTTTGCCACGTGCATAGGACCACGCAGCCATATAATGGTGAGTCGAAGACCATTGAGGCGGTGTTCGGTCGGTTCCAACAACAAGTGCTGCATAAGGATTGGCGTTTCACAGGTCAGAACATTACGGCAAAGAAGATGTCGAGCAGGCCGAACCTTGAATTTATTGAGGAAAACAAGGATTCACTCTATACGCTTGAGGAACTGAAAGATGCTTACGCAAAGGCTACTAAGGAGTGGAACGAAATGGCACACCCTGCATACGGCAAGAGTAGACAGGAAGCCTACGACAGCAGCGTGAATGAGGAAACGCAGCAGGTTACTGCACATGATATGGTGGATATGTTCTGGGTAACGGCTAAGCGTATGAGCACCTTCACGGACCAAGGTATCAGTGTTACCATTAAGAAAGAGAAACGACAATATGAAGTGATGAGCGAACCTGGTGTTCCTGATCATGAGTGGCGAAGACAGCACACTTACGAGCGATTTGTTGTTAAGTATGATCCTTACGACTTCGGAAGCATTCGCCTCTATAAGAAGGAAGCTGACGGCAGTCTGAGGTTTGAACGAGTAGCAGAACCTTACGTTGTTATCCATCGTGCGATACAAGAGCAGACAGAAGGCGAGGCTGCATTCATCAGACAGGAACAGGCTGCGAACACTACTGACCGTATTGAGCGCACCGTTGCTGGACGTGAGATTGAAAAGGCTCACGGCGTAATGCCAGAGCAGCACGGATTACGTAGTCCAAAGCCTAAGGGAATGACAGCAGCCGAGCGCAGACAGATAGAACGTCGTACAGGCATCTATAGCAAGTCGCCAGAAGAGTATAAGATAGGACGGAAGACGAAGCAAGTTAGCCTTGAGGACTGGGCAGAGGTTGAGACGGCAGTGGTTGATATGGCAGCAACGGCAGGAAAACTATAAAGAAACCGATGATAAGTCATTCACTTACGCATCAAAAGTGGGCCACTTATACATCAAAAGTGGGTCACTTATGCACTGAAAGTGATAAGGTAATTATAAGCAGCGAGGCAATGCCTCACTGAACCAAGAACAATTAATAAAAAGAACAACAATATGAAACTAACAAAGAACGAAAAAGAACAGATACAGGAGAGCTTGAGACAATACGTCAGCAAGTATCCAAGTCAGAATAAGGCAGCACAGAGCCTTACAGGAACAAGTAGCGCAACAGTGAGTAGCATCCTGCAGGGTAAATGGGAAAATATATCTGATGATATGTGGCGCAACCTCGCATCGCAGTTGGGAACTACTACTGGAACAGACTGGCAAGTAGTTGAAACGAAAGCCTTTCAAGAGATGGTGTTCGCAATGAACGATGCTCAAACAGTCAAGAACGTTACGTGGGTAGTTGGTGAAGCAGGTTGCGGAAAGACAACCACAGCTAAGCTGTATTCAGGTGAGCACAATGAGGTGTTTTATATTCTCTGTTCAGAAGATATGAAGAAAAGCGACTTCATTCGTGAGATTGCACGCCGTATCGGTCAGAAGACAGAAGGTTACAGCGTTAGAGAACTTCTCGACAGAATCATTGATGATCTCATTCAGATGAAAGCACCGCTGCTTCTTTTTGACGAGGCGGACAAGTTGCCAGAGCGTGTATTTCATTACTTCATTGACTTGTACAACCGTTTGGAGGATAAGTGTGGTATCGTCTTCTTCTCTACAAGCTATATCAAGCGTCGTATGACAATGGGACTGAGATACAATAAGTGTGGATATAACGAGATACACTCACGTATCGGTCGCAAGTTCTTTGAGCTGGAGAGGACCGGTGCTCACGATGTCTATGCGGTTTGTATGGCAAATGGCGTAACGAATAAAGCACATATATCAGAAGTTGTGAGAGATTCTGAAGAATACGAGTTTGACCTACGACGTGTGAAGAAGAGTATTCATAGAGTTAAATTGATGGCTAAAGCCTCTCCCAGCCCCTCCGAAGGGAAGGGAGCTCAAACAGTGGTAAAACAGTGTTTGAGTACCAAACAAAATTCAAACCATAAAGCTAAAGGTAATGAATAGAGCAATGTCAGTAACCGATATGCTACGTATGAAGAAAGAAACCTATCCATTTGAAGGGGAATGGGCAGAGGCCTTCGGAGCACCAGAACGAGGCGGTGTATGGTTCATCTGGGGACGAAGCGGAAGCGGTAAGACCAGCTTTACTATGAAGCTCTGCAAAGAGTTGGCAAAGTATGGAAAGGTTGCCTACAATTCCTTAGAGGAAGGTTTCTCACTGACAATGAAGAATGCACTAATGAAAGCAGGCATGCAGGACGTAGCACGTCGGTTTATACTCGTCAGTGAGAGTATGTCAGACCTTGATGCACGTCTTCAGAAGCGTAAGAGTCCTGACATTGTAGTGATAGATAGTTATCAGTACACACAGATGAGCTTTAAGGAGTATCTGGAATTCAAGGCTCGACATCGTGATAAGCTGCTCATTTTTATCAGTCAGGCAGACGGCAACAAGCCTTCAGGTCGCACGGCAGTGAGTGTTATGTTTGATGCAGCACTGAAGATATGGGTGGAAGGTTACAGAGCAATCAGTAAGGGACGCTATTTTGGCAACCTTGGCTATTACACGATATGGAAAGAGCGAGCAGAGATATACTGGGGTGAAACAAAAGAGTAAAGGCTATGGCAAACAAGCGAGACAACCTGTTGTACAAGCTACGAAAGAAAGGAGTGAGAGTACTTACACGAGAACGCACAATCTTCTTCGCTTTTGACAGAAAGCCGTTCGATGTAGTACAGGTGAAACGGCTGTGCAGAGAGTATCATTTTAATGTTCAATTAGAGTTACAATAAAACTATGAGTAAGGAGAAACGAATTATTGAGATTAGTCCTGGTTTGATGAGTCCAGGTGGTAAGATGACAGACCAAGTCGAGAGTCAAGGGCACATTTGCCCCTACTGTCAAGGGAACGGATACCGTTGGCAGGAAGACGACTGGCAAGAACGATACAAGTTAAAGTGCCCAATATGCGAAGGCAGCGGTAAGCTTGACGCTGTGATAAAAGTTGAGTGGAAGGCTTCAAAAGAGTAGTTATGGAAATGTTAAGATACAAGTCTGTCTGTCCGAACGACAAACCGATGTGGCTGCTAAAGCTACAGATGGCTATCAGTAATACATACTCTTTGCGAGGAATAGAAGATACTGAAGAGGAATGGAAGCAGTTGAAAGACTTTATAGACTGGTTTATATCTAAGTTGTATGTCCGCAAAGACATAGCAGTGAAAAGCGATATAAGCACCTACCTTGTGAGAGAAGAGGGTCAGCCCCAACTGCTTATCAAACGAAACGGAAAATTAATTCAAACGTATTATATCAGTAAGTAAACGAGTAGACGAGTGAATGAGTAAACAAGTTATCAGTACTATTAACATGTCAACTTGTAAACCCGTAAACTTGTCAACTAAAACAAAAAAGATTATGACTACATTTTTAGACGAAATCAAACGCAGATTGCAAGTATGGCACGAACAGCGTGCTGATCGTATAGAAACTAAACGACAGGCACGGCTTGACGCAGAGGCACGTGAAGCCGTGCAGGTGATGGAGTTCAACGGCGAACTCTATGTATGTGTACACGGCATACCGCTGTTCGGTGAATGTGATCTTAGTGACGACCTTACAGAGGCTGTAGCTTCTGGTCGTAAAGCGTATAAAGATTGGAAGGAGGAAAAGCTATGGGGGCGCACAGGAACTACGCAAGGTTTTATACCCTGTTAAAGAAGATGCCTGGTGCTGACAAGGAAACGCTGGTCTATCAGTTCACACAAAACAGAACAGTACACCTTCATCAGATGTCAGCAAAAGAGTATGATGCTATGTGTAGGCAGATGGAGGATATTACGGGCTATGACGAGCGAAGACGTAAGCAATACGATATCCTACGCAAGGCACGTAGCGGAGTTCTTCACCAGCTGCAGATATACGGAATAGACACAACAGACTGGAACCGTGTGGATGCTTTCTGTAAAGACCCACGTATAGCAGGAAAAACATTTAGAGCGTTGACAGTGGATGATCTCAATGCTTTGAACACAAAAATAAGAATGATCATCCGAAAACAAAAAACAGAATAATATGGTAAACATTAAGAATTTGAGCAAGGAAGAGCGTGCGAAACTACTTGCTGAGCTGCAAGATGAAGAAAAGCAGAGTCGCATTGAACGCCGTGAGACCTATGAGGGGCTGCGTGCTGAGATGATGCACGATGTGTGGCAACGCTTAACACGTATCGTGACTGACGTGCGTGGATTCCACGACTGGTTACAGGGTGAAGTAGAGAGCTTTGTAAGTGTGATGCGTGATTATGGTCAGGTTCGCAAGAACGACCAGCGAAGCTACATGATTACTGACGGCGATTTTCGTCTTGAAATCTCAAGTAATAAGGTGAAAGGCTTTGATGAGCGTGCAGACCTTGCTGCAGAGTGTCTAATCGACTATCTCAAGCGTTATATGAAGCAAAGCGAGAAAGGTTCGGACGATCCAATGTATCAGATGGCAATGACGCTGCTTGAGCGCAAGAAGGCTGGTGATTTGGACTACAAGAGCATCTCTAAGCTGTATGAGTTGGAGGATAAGTTCGATAGTGAGTATTCAGAGATAATGACGCTTTTCAAGGAGGCGAATGTGGTTCAGAAGAACGCTATCAACTACTACTTCTATCAGAAGAATCCAAAGACAAATGTCTGGGAACGTGTAGAACCAAGCTTCTGTAGGTTATAAGATAAAAATCATTAACTAACTCCTGTTTAAGAATAAAACCGTCCATTAGTGTGTACGAACACACATTTGGACGGTTTTTATTTGTAATAAGCAGATAAAAAGGTGTAAAAACTTGCAAATAAGATGATTATTTGTTAATTTTGCAGATATGAGTAAAGGAAGAGATAGTAAATTGATAGAAGCACGCAACAGAAGGTTATTTGAGCGTTACTTCTACTGGACAGAGGAACGACGCCTCCGTTTCGATGATACTATCCGCATACTTTCCAATGAAGAGTTTTATCTGTCTGAAAGCCGTGTGCTGCATATCATTCGTGATATGATTAAACGTGGCGAAACAGTAGATGGCAAGCAGATGAAAGCACCGCTCTTTACAGGCTTTCGTGTTACACCTTCACGCCCATCTTCACGCGTAAAGAAGGTTTCTGAACCGTCTTTGTTTCCTTAACCATTTCTGACACTGTACATTCGTACATCATTTCATACACTTTTATTCCGTGCTTCCAAGTAAAGAACTTGGAAGACTTGCGTATCAAAGGAGCATCAGTGCCAAGACAGGTTCCCTGTAGTAGCTGGTGCAACTGGTGACGCATTTCATTACGCTCTCTGACAGCCTGTGTGGTTCCACTCGTTGCGTGAGTATCATCATAGCAGTCTACGATGAGACGGATGCGAAGCCTACAAGTTCCTTTCTGTGCAAGCATTCCAATATCGCTCCATTCTGTCTGCGCTTCTTCTATGAGTACTGCAGGGAACGTTAGCGGATACATATCAGTATCCTCGTCCTCTATATTTTCAAGTTGTCCGTAGTCTTCGTCAATTACTGAAAGCAACGGCATTTTCTCTTTAAGAAAGTCTATCAGTTGGCAGAGTGTCTGTTCCATATTTATGTTCTACTTACAAGTTCTTTTATTTTCTCTATGCTCTCATCAAGCATCTTGTTAATCTTTGCTGTCAGCTCACGGCTATCACCAATGAACTGACGGCGTGGAATGCGTGCAGTGATATTAAGCTTTGTCTTTTTCGTGAGTGCGAGAGCCTTCCACATCTTAGCTCCAGAAGGTAAGTCTTTTGGTAGTTTGCCTTTACCTTTTACGCCTGACAGCGCATACACCTTAGCCCAAGCCATACGACGCATACGCTTTGTAATAGTTGGATGCGTATTGATAGTACCGCCTTTATTGTGAACAGCTGCGTAAGGTACAGGATTGAATATCGTAACTTGCCCTGGTGAGGGTTCGCTCTCTATTGAACGCATAAGATGATTGCGTCGAGAGGTAAGAGGAGAGTATTTTGCATCCGTCGTATTACCGTCCTGTCGTTTCGTACGTTTCCATTGGTGAACTCCACCATCCGTGAAGCCACCATCTCGGAAGTTCTGCTTGAAGTGGTTTGCAGCCACGACACCAACCTTTCGAGGAAGTCTATCCGTCACCTCCTTTTGTATCTCGTCTTTGACACGTGAGATACGCCTTTCTATTTCTTTTGCATCCATTTCTTCACTTTTTTGTCGAAAATGTTTGTTGTATCAGAATAAATCATTATTTTTGCATCAGGATGAGAGTCTGCATATAAGTGCGATAACTTCAAGCTCCGCAGCCGTCCAACCATATAGAGCCGTATTTTACGGCTCTAATTGTTTTAGAACATTTTCTATTTCCACCCTATTCTGTGTGTAAGGTATAACCTTTACAGCCTTACCTTTATAAACAACATAGGTTTCCTTTATTATACCCTGTTCAAAATCTGCTTTTCTTCTGTTCAGATACTTAGAAAGTTCAAATGTGTTAAGTCGTTTTAGTCTCGCATCTAAATCGATAACAACAATGGAACACCCTTGCTTAATAGCCTTTTGGAAAGCAGAAGTTATTCCTTGTTCTCCTCGTATCATCTTATTATCTGCAATCAATCCATTTATTTCAAGTTCAGGATTACTTACATCTTCTTCCAATACATGTGGTCGTATTCTAATCTTCATATTTGGGAATGAAGAGAGAAGAGAACGTGAAACCTTAATGTTCGCATTTAAGTCTTGCTTGTCAGCAGTGTTACTTATCAGCAGCCTTTCTCTCATTTCTTTGTCCTGATAGAAGCCATTAGGAATGGCAGCATCTATATAAGGACAATTATAACAATCCTTCTTCCTATTTAAGAAAACAGTTGCTATCCGTCCTTTTATACCAGGCTTATAAAAAGAACATTGACTACACTTATCAGGAAAATACGGATGAGTGTCGTTGAATGTGTGCCCATCTTTACCCGGGTTGTTTTCAAGTCCTTTTTGTGGCAGAGGAGCATCCATATCTGCAGGACGATTTACAGGATCATCAGTAGCTTCAAGTGAGCACTTGCAGTTCCATCGGTCGCCAGGGTGATGATTGTTCCAGAAAGGATCATTAATAGGCAGAGTAAGCTTCGCCGTCCAATATTCACGATGACTCCCTTCAGGACTTGGTGAAGTTGTCGGCATCCATCGTAGGTTAGGCAGGATATCCTTGTTACGTTCAAACTCACGCCAGTCTGCAGCGTTGTGCGCACGGATAACAGCAGTGTCATACTCTGTACGAAGCCACGCACCGACGTGATGCGAGGTGATTCCCTTTACATCATCTACCCATTGACTGAAGAGTTTCAGTTTACCGTCACGGTCCAGCAATTTATTTGCGACCTCTCCAGCCAATGAATGTACTTTGAATGCAGCAAAGACCTCATTAGAATGGCGCAGGGCACGATAAAACTCCTCATCATGTGTACTTGCAGTATTGCTCTGTGAAAGTCCCTCCACAGTCGCTTCGTTGATGACTTTAACGACAGCCGACCATAATCCGGGATCAATGCCTTCAGCTAATTCAGGCTTGTTATGGATTCTTTGTAGAAAAGCCTGCACAACATTAAATGAGATAGCTGGGCTTTCGTTGTGGAAATGACTATGCCCAGAGCAAGAGCAATGCTCACCATAATAGAGCGTATCAATCATCAGTTTGCCCCTTTGTCTGGGGCGAGTCCGAAAAAACTTTTCAAATGCTGTTTGAACGCTGTTTTATCAGTGTTTTTGTCTTGCTTCTTTTTGTCATCATCATTACCTTGCATACCCAGTTGCTCTCTGAATGCAGCTTTTGCAGCTTCTTTCTCCTCCTTCAGCTGCTTGTAGTTATCAGGCTTAGCAACGCAGAAAGTTTCATAGAGGTAGTCGTCATCAATCGGAAGACCCATTGACGATAGCTTCTGAACGATGTCTATCTGCTGAGCTGGGTTAATCTTGTCTTTCTTCGCATAGACGAATTCACCACCTTCCACATTGAAGCCAAGTGAGGCGAAAATAGGTCGCATATCATAATTGAGAATATCAAGAATGAAATCACGATCATCAGAGTTCATCTCGTCCTCTTCCTCCTTGTGTACAGAACCGAGTGCCTGCGTTCCTGTTGACTTTGCGTCTGTGGTGAGCGTGTTTCCCAACACACGTATAGACATCTTTGAGTCCCAGTACTCAGCAAAAGTTCTATAAAGGTCGCTGGAACCAGTTTTGTTGCCAGCCTCTACAAGTTTCAGTTCGCTTTCTTTTGGATGGATGTATGCCGCGTTCGCACCCTGTCGGCGTGCATCAGCGATGACACGACGGCGTGCGTCCTCGTCTCCAGCATCGTAAGTGTACTCACGAATTGGCATACCAAAGATGTTACAGAACTGTGCCCAGTCTGACATATCACCACGCTTATAGAGTACAGCAGGCAGAAGTTCTGAATAAATACCAAGGTCACGTTCGCTCCCAACGAAAAGCATATCAGGGAAGTCATCAATAGGCACGCCATCCATTGAACCTTGATACTTGAGCAGCTTACGATGTATAGGATCATAGTGCTTGCGATTGATAAGGTCATAACGGATATTACCTTCCTCATTGAGATAGAACTGTACGAGTGTGAAACCCCAGAACTCTGACATTACAAGGTCTTTCCTCAGCTGTTTGAACCAGGGTGATTTTATCTGATTGTTGATTGCATCATCAGGTACACCATTTCTTCTAAACTCAATAGGAATCTTCGTAACACCTCGCATACGTTTTGCAATGACTCCAGACAGGTGAAGGTCAAGAGAAGCACTGTCATACATATCGTACAGACGTGCCCTATTGGAGAAATCGATTCCCCTTGCAGCCTTAACAGATTGCATATACGCATTCATGTCAAACATGAATATCTCAGGCATCTGTAGAACGATGTCTGGCTGTCTCGTCCCTTGAGGAACGAGCATTCCACCTTGTATTATTTTGCCTTGCTTAGGACTGTTTTTCTTTTTTCTGTTCATAGCAATGTTGGTCTTAAGCCGTCAGCTTGTATTTGCCAACGACTATTGTTCTTAAGTTCATCTTCAGGCATCAATGGAGCACCATCAATCGTTACGTCTCCTCCCATTACGCCTTTCAGCCATTCTATAGCACGCTCATATCTATCCTGGCGTATCTTCGCAATCTTATAAGGGTTGTGCTGTGTGAAGATATGATAGATAGCGATGTCAAGTGCAAACATAAGAATGAGTGGGTGTCTATCTTCCCCTCTTGCGGAAAAGATGGCGTTACAATCATAAATCTTGTTCAGATACCCCCTCATCTCACTTACCGCTCTATCCTCACATATCTCAACTATCTGAGGATCATAAGTTGGACTTTCTTTACGCAGCAGCGCATCAAGTATCTCGCGGTGAATACTTGCATCGTAGTCTTCTATATTGATAAAGTTATTCATAATCACATCTTATAAGGATTTTGCTCATCCATTGTATGAAAACTGATAGTTATAGTTGGCTCAACCTCTGCCATCTTCTCATCTAACATCGTGATTCCACCTTCAAGAGAGTCAGGTCCATCAGCAGGATATGGCAAGTTAAGTTCAAAGAGTTTGCACTGATTGATAAGCTCCTGCATCATAGGGTTGTCTTTTTCTTCTTCATTGAATACCCATTGACAATTTCGATCAATCGGTTCAAGGTTGGCTTCGATACGTGTTGCCTTATCAGCTTTCTTTCGTTCATCACTACGTATAAAAAGAGTTGTTTTTCGTCGCTGCTGCTCCTCACGTAGTAGTGGCTTAAACACCTGTTCGTAGAAAGAATCTTGTAGTTTATTGTTCTCTATATACCAATAAACCGTAGCCTTGCCTCCTACATACTTGGCAAGCTCAAAGTACCAGTCAATGAAATTTGCATTTGTCTCGTGAGCCAAAAAACCTTTTATAATGTAGTAGACACCTTTGTACTTGCCAATTAGCCAAAGAGACTTGGTTGACGACGCTTTCTTTTTGCTGTCAGAATAAGCAGGGTCTCCATATCCGATAAGGAACTTAAACTTAGACAAAGCAGGGACTTTCCCGAATGGAAGATTACGGAAGATCTTACCTTCTGAAACAGGGTTATTGAAGTACTCTGCTTGTACGGCTCTTGCAGATATTCCTGCAAGAACAGTATCAATCTGCTCTTCTGTGTTCTTGACAGGCCAAGTAGATTTTCCACTCTTATCGCGGATGTTAACAATATCCCAGTTCTTTGCTATTGCTCCAGCACGTGCAATACAACAGTCTTTTGCAATGATATTACCACACCAAAGTATCAGAGTCGGCTCAGAGATAGAACGTGTTGGATAGAGTGCACCTTCAAACCAATCCCACTTCTTTTTAAGAGTTTCGGGGTTACGACAATCCTCATCAGTGTCATAGTCATCAAGATAGATGACATCAGGGCGAACAGCTTCGTTTCTTGCACCACGTGGAGCACTACCAGCACCAAGTGCAACGAACTTAGCACCACAGCGACATGTGAAGTCTGTTTCTGTCCATTGCCCTACAAGCTGTTGAATGCCATAAAATTGCTTAATACGTGGGTTGTTCTCAAAATTAAGTCTGAAAGGTGTAAGTAAACGTGTTGCTGAAGTTATAGTTGCCGAAGCTAACACAATGAACCTTTTACGCCCAGTGAGTGCAAGATACATCAAGACAAACATAGATACAGTAGACTTTGCCAGCTCACGACTCCACGAAAGCACTTCGTACCATTCATCGTGTTCAATAATACGACGAATAGCACGCACGTGAAAAGGTGCAAATTCATATTTAGCATACTTGGGAAAGAAATACTGAATCCATTTAATAGGGTCTTGTTCCAGTTCCTTTCGTCTGCGTTCAATATCACGTCTTGACAGCCCATTCTCAACAGGCATATCAGAGGTGAATGATTTATGGAACTCTTCCCAGTTCCTTAATGCAATTCTTTCTTCCTGTGTCATTTCGCCTTTGCCATTTGATCCTTGATAAACGCATCAAAGAGGTTGTTGAACTGCTTAGCTGCATCAATATCAAGAGGACGTAACCAAGACAGAAAGCGCGTAGCAACACTGATGCAGTCTGCAACACCAACATCACTTTCTAACTTCTTGACAGCACCAGCGAGCTTAGCAAGAGCATCGGCCTCCTTTGCTGTAGCAAACCTCTTACCTTCTTCACGATTTTGAATATTGTTGTTGATTTCAATAATCTGTCTCTGGAACTGTGCTATAATCTGGTCAGGTGTAATCGTAAATGAAGCTTTAAGTTCCTCCCAACCTCCTTCTCGCACCCAGCGAGAGACTGTTTGTCTTGTAGTTCCTACTTTTGCAGCTATCTCCTCTTGTGTGCAACTTCCCTCCATGTAGAGAGACTTTGCAATACCTTTTTTGTCTATATTTGTCTTTGTCATATTGCCTAAATCTTTTGCAAATATCTTATATTTTATGGACTTTTTGAAATCCATTATTTATAATAGCGTTGTCTGTTTGCACCATAAAATCAGCTGTTTGTGCTATGAATTTACGATTTTGTCACTCCCCCCAAAAACATGATATTTGCATCAAAAATTGAAATAATGAGTTCAAACTTTTTCAACATTATACCTGGTAATGGAACCGTAGCTATCCTCTTATATGGAGAGGTCGGTAATGGTCAGCCTGTAGACAGCGGACGAGTGGTCAGTGAACTACTTGCCTTGCAAAGTCAGTATGACAAGATTGATGTACGCATCAATAGCAATGGTGGTGATGTCTTTAGTGGAATAGCTATTTACAATGCTCTTCGCACATCCACGGCAGACATTAATATATATGTTGATGGTGTTGCTGCCAGCATAGCTGCTATTATTGCTCTCTGTAGTAAGCCACTCTATATGAGTCCGTACGCTAAGCTCATGCTTCATAGCGTAAGTGGAGGTACGTGTGGCAATGCTTCAGATCTGCGTAGAATGGCTACTGTGATGGAGGAACTTGAACGTAACCTTGCAGGTATGATTGCTGCACGCTGTGGAATGAGCACAGAAGATGTGTCAGCAAAGTTTTTTGACGAGGTTGACCACTGGATAAGTGCACAAGAAGCAGTTGAGATGAAACTTGCAGATGGAGTGTATGATATGCAGGATGATGGTGAACCAGCACCTAAAACTCATGAAGAGATATATCAATATTTCAATAACAGGTTGACTAATCAACCAAAAAACTATCAAAACATGGCATTAATAGACCAATTAAAGAGCATCCCATCATTTAGCAATATCAATGATGAGACTGCAATCGTGAACAAAGTCAGAGAGTTGGCAAACAAGGCAACTAAGGTAGATGCTCTTGAAACAGCCAATGCTGAGTACAAACAGCAACTTCAGTTATCTGAAGCAAAGGAACAGGAGGCTATCGTTGACAAGGCTATCAGTGACGGTCGTATTATAGCAGAGCAGAAAACGCACTATGTTAAGCTTATGGCTGCTGACCGTACGACAACAGAAGAACTCTTGAACAGCATCAAGCAGATGCCTAAGCCTCGTGCAGCTTCATACATCAATCCTGATGGTACTGGTGGTGACAGTTTCACCAATAAGACTTGGGACGAACTTGACAAGGCTGGACGTCTTGGTGACTTGAAGAGTCAGAACAAGGACCTTTTTGCAGCCAAGTTCAAGGAGAAGTTCGGTGTAGATTACCGAGAGTAAGAAATACAATACAAATTTAAAAGATAAGAAACTATGGCATTAAACAAAGAAATCTGGCAGTCAGACATTGTTGAGAACTTCTATCCTGACAACTCCTTTGCTTCTAAGAGTGTTGACGACTCTGTGTTTGTTGAGAATCACAAGGTACACATTCCTAACGCTGGTGCTCCTTCAAACGTAGAGAGGAACCGCACTCAGAAGCCTGCTACAAGCAAGCAACGTGCTGACAACGATCTTGAGTACGATATGGACGAGTTGACAACTGACCCAGTGTACATTCCAAATATCGACATGGTGGAGCTTAGCTATAACAAGCGTAACTCTATCTTGAGCAATGACCGCGCTCAGTTGCAGGAGGCTGCTCATCTCAATTTGCTTGATCGTTGGGGTCAGGGTGTCGATACTAAAAACATCATCAGTACGTCAGGTACAAGCAAAACCACAGCTCATACATCGTCTGTTGCTACAGGTATGCGTAAGTCTATCTGTAAGGCAGATGTTCGTAAGCTTATGACTGCTATGGATGCAGACAATGTTCCAGAGCAGGGACGTTACCTCTTGCTTGATGCGTTTATGTATGCTGACTTGTTAGCAGACCTTGCTGAAAAGGATCAGTTTATGTTCCTTAACTCTGCTGACCAGCAGAAGGGTATCCTTGGAAACCTCTATGGCTTCAACATCATGAAGAGAAGTCGAGTTCTTCGCCTTAATAACGGCACAAATAAGGTGCTTGGTTGGGATAAGCAGGGCGAAGCAGATGAACTTGCAGCAGCTCTTGCTTGGCACGAGAATTCTGTCAGCCGTGCTATGGGTGAGGTCAAGATGTTTGACTCAACAGATAACCCTCTGTACTATGGTGACATCTACTCTTTCTTGCTACGTACCGGTGGTTGCGTTCGTCGCTACGACAAGAAGGGTGTCTACCTTCTCGCAGAATCTTTAACCGCTTAACTTGTGAGTTATGTTACCGAGAATTAGAATTAGATACATGAATGGCCTACTGGGCACCGTCGGGGAAAGTCCCGACGGCCTGTTCGCCTTGGTGTGTAGTGCGACTGCTGTTAATGACACATTCGCTCTGGAGCGTGCTTATACTATTCAGAGTGTAGACAGTTTGACAGCACTTGGCATCACTGCAGCGAATAACGCCAGACTTTACAAGCATATCTCAGACTTCTATACAGAAGCAGAGAATGGAACAAAGCTGGTGATCTTCGGAGTTGACAAGGCTAAGACCATGACAGAACTCTGCGACCGCCAGACTGGAGCAGTGAAGAAACTCATTGTTAGCCAGAATGGAGCATTGCGTGGAATCTTCGTTGCACGTGACAATGCAACAAAAGTATCTGCTACAGATGGCTTGGATGCAGACGTGTTCACCGCATTAGCAAAGGCACAACAGATGGCTGAATGGTCAACAACTGACCTGTATGCTCCATTGTTCTTTATCTTGGAAGGACGTGGTTATACAGGTACAACGCTGAAAGACCTTAGCAACGAAACGTACAATCGTGTCGGTGTTTTGTTGGGTGACACGGAAGCTGACTCACAGGGTGCATGTGTTGGAACTTTAGCAGGTCGCTTAGCAAGCCTTCCTGTACAGCGTAATATTGGTCGTGTTAAGAATGGAGCATTGAAAACAACTCTGCTCTATGTAGGCAAGAAGAAGGTAGAAGAGGATAGCGAAGTTATCTCTTCTATTCACGATAAGGGTTATATCACAGCACGAAAGTATGTTGGACGCAGTGGTTACTTCTTTGCCGACGACCGACTGGCGTGTGTTGAGACTGATGATTATGCTCATCTGTCAAACCGCCGTGTCATTGATAAGGCTTATCGTATTGCCTATAACACTCTGTTGGATATGATGCTGGATGAGTTGGAAATCAATTCTGACGGCACAATGCAGACAGGAGTTATTACAAGCTGGCAGCAGACAGTAGAGAACGCTATTAATCGTTCTATGACCGCTGCAGGAGAGTTGAGTGCCGGTAATAACGGCGAAGGTTGTTCTTGTTACATAGATCCAAAACAGAATGTGGTTGCGACTTCAAAGGTTGAAATGACATTAAAGGTTCGTCCATTCGGTTATGCACGCTATGTTGATGTCAACCTTGGTTTCCAAGTAACAACAGTATAGACATGGTAAATACTAAAGAATACGGCTGGTCAGACGTGACCGTAGTTGTTGCAGGTAGGCCTGTAACTGGAATTCGAGGCGTGAAATATGGCTCGAAGCAAGAGAAGGAACTGCTGTATGCTAAAGGCAACAAGCCTCACGGTATTCAGCATGGCAATATAGATTACAGTGGTGAACTGACATTACTGCAGAGTGAGTACCAAGCTTTGAAGAGTGCTGCTTTAGGCAATCTTCTCAATATGAGCTTTGATATCGTTGTGGCTTACGGAAATCCTGAAAACGGTGATCCTATCACAACAGACATTCTCAAAGGTGTGGAGTTGACGGAAGATCAGACAGAATGGAAGCAAGGTGACAAGTTCCAAGAAAAGTCTCTGCCATTCATCTACATTGACCAGAAGAGTTATTAACAATCAAATATCGAAAATATGAATTATTCAAAAGAAGATATCAATAAGTGGAAAGCCACGCACGGTGATTTGTTTGAAATCACCGTAGAGGGCAAGTCTTGTGTGTTGCATAAGCCTACACGTCAAGACCTGAGCTATGCCAGCGTAATCAAAGACCCTATCAAGATGAGCGAAGTCATGTTGAAGCAACTCTGGGTTGCTGGTGATGAGGAAATCAAAACCGATGATGAACTCTTCATGGCAGTAGTTGCCAAGATGGATGAGGTCTTGAAGGTAAAGGAGGCTGAGATAAAAAAACTTTAGAGGAGGCCGGGGTTGATGACTTTGACAACGCCCAGGATATTATCTTCATAGATACAATGCTGCGCTACTATCTAAGCATTGACCCTGAACTCCTGCCAGACGAGAAATGGGCATCAACACTCAGCGCACTCAAAGAGATAAGAAAAATAGAAAAGGACTCTAATGGACAGCGTACTTAAGTTTTTAATAAAACTACAAGCAGATGGTGGTAATGTTCTGACGGTTGCTCGTCAGACTTCCACCCAGCTGGACGATATATCACGTAAGGCACGTACTACAGGTGCACGCCTACGTGAGGCTTTTTCTTTTTCGACACTCAAGAGTTCGCTGATGTCCATTCCTGGTATGGAACTCCTTACCAATCCCTATGCTCTTGCAGCTGGTGCTGTTGGTGCTATTACCAAGATAGGAGCTGAAGCAGAACAAACAGCCGTTGCCTTTACAACCTTAGTAGGAAGTGAGATAAAAGCTAAGGGAATGCTTTCTGAAATATCCAAGTTCGCAGCAGAGTCACCTTTTGGTAAATTAGATCTGACAGAGAATGCGAAGACTATGCTTAACTTCGGAGTGGAGACAGGAAAAGTTCTACCACTTCTAAAACAGTTAGGAGATATCTCTGGAGGAAATAAGCAAGCTTTGCAAAGCTTATCATTAGTGCTTGGTCAAGTATCAGCAGCTGGTAAGTTAGCTGGACAGGATAACCTGCAGTTTATCAATGCTGGTTTTAATCCATTGCAAGAACTTGCTAAGATGACAGGTGAATCTTATGCGAAGTTGCAGGATAGGATGTCAAAGGGACAAATCACCTTTGAAAATGTTGTGCAGGCAATTCAACACGCTTCTGGAGAAGGTGGAAAGTTTTTCAGTATGATGGATAAGCAGTCTCAGACAGTCGCAGGTAAATTTGCTACGCTACAAGACACGTTTATTCAATTAGCCGTTGATATTTATAATAAGATTCAACCTTACGTATCTCAAGCTCTTGATCTCTTTATAAGTATAGTTCCTGTTATTGCTGAAGCAATAGCAAAGGTTATCAATGTGATAGAGGGTGTTATAGGGTTTGTATCACGGTTTAAGATGGAGATATTAGCTCTGTCGTCTGTCATTGGTGTTGCTGCAATAGTCTTTAATGCACAGGCAATAGCGATGTCAGCTTATGCAGCTGCTATCGGTGTTGTGACAACTGTAACGAGGATATGGACTGGCGTTCAATGGTTGCTCAATGCTGCGATGGATGCAAACCCTATCGGACTTATTATCATAGCTATCGCTGCTTTAGTCGCAGCAGTTGTCTATTGTTGGAATAAGTTTGCTGGATTCCGTGCTTTTATCCTGACAATGTGGGACACATTAAAGGGTTTCGGTAATATCATCAAGGACTATATAATCAATCGCTTCAATGAGATGCTTGCAGGACTTGGCAAGCTTGGCGAAGCCTTAAAGAAACTATTCTCTGGAGACTTTCAAGGAGCAGCAGCTTCTGCAATGGAAGGCTTCAAGAAGTTGTCTGGAGTCGAAAGTACTGCCAAGGCTATCAATGGAACCAAACAGCTTGTGAGTGGTGTTGGAGGGAATTTTCAGACACACCTTCGACAAGAACAGCAGAAGGACAAAAAGACATCTTCTGCTAAGAAAGAGAATAAGATAAGTACCCCTGGATTAAGTGGTAGCACAGGTGCCGTCGTTTTTGGAGAAGGTGAAAGCAAAGGCAAGAAGGGAAAGAAAGGTAAGAAGGGAAAGAAAGGTGGTCGTAAGTCTGCTGAGGAACTCGCTACAGGTGGCACTCGCAACACTTCCATCACTATGCACATCGGAAAATTCTTCGATAATATCAATGTTTATATGAACGATAAGACAGACACTGCGGAACTTGAGCGAACTATTCTGCAAAGTATGAACCGAGCGTTAGCTATAGCAGCAAGTACAGACAGATGAACAAGGTAGCACGATTTGCACTCGAAAACGTTGCCCTGAGAGTCACAGGCAACAAGATTCCACCTTATTGGCTGTTCAATGTGAATAAGCTTAGAGAGGTGGACGAAGAGGAATATAATGAAATCAAGTCAATGAGTGATGAGGAGTTGGAAGATACTGTTCGTACTAATGCACTTGGTATACCAATGCAACTACCTCTTCGTCTACGTCTTGAAGAAAGTGGTGCTCAAGAGTGGCTTTTGCCGATTGAGCCAATGATTAGTCTGCAAGGTCAGAATATCATCGTGCGTAGGCACGTGAACAAAGGTGCTGTAAAAGGAAGCATCAAGGAGCGATGGTCACAGGATGACTATACTATTAGTATTGAAGGTATCCTTATAGGTGAAGATGGTAAATATCCTGAGAAAGACGTAAGCCGTTTACGTTCGTTTTGTGAAGCTGGACGAGTAATAGCCCTGAACCCTTTGCTGGAGATATTCGGTATATCACATCTTGTTATTGAAAGCTGGGAGATTCCTTTCACAAGTGGATCTTCTAATCAGAACTATTCGCTAAAGGCATATAGTGATGACATATATAAACTTCTTTTAAATCAGCAGGACTTAAAACGATAGGCTTATGTACACAATGGCTTACGACATAGAGATAGGAGGCTGGCACATTGGAATGCTTGACAGTGTTGAGGTGCATCGAAGTGTTGAACTACTTGCTGATACGGCAACTATAACATTACCAGGTGCGCAGTATAATGTAGCCTTGGATGTTGAAGACAAACTTCACAGAGGTGATAAGGTTATTATTCGCTTTGGATATAAGGAAGAAGGCTTAAAGGAGGAGTTCACTAGCTGGCTGCAACAAATCAGTACAGATGGTGGCAATATTAAGCTGACTTGTGAGGATGATCTGTACACCTTTCGTAAGGAACTCAAAAACGAAGTACTGAAGAAAGTTTCACTTGCTGATCTTCTTAAGAAGGTGGTGCAGGGAATTGGGAAGAACTACTCTATTCAATGCTCTTACAGCTGGACCTATGCTAAGTTTGTCATTCACAATGCTACTGGATATGATGTGCTTAAGAAGGTGCAGGAGGAATGTGGTGCAGATATATACCTTTCTAATGGTGTTTTACACGTGCATCCACCAGGTGAGGTTGTCGGGGTGAACCGCTTTTATAACTTTGCGCTGAATGTGGAGGCGGTTAATCTGACCTATCGACAAGCAGCTGATCGCAAGGTTCGTGTAGTGGTTAAAGCTCTTCTTCCTGACGGAACAGTAAAAGAGGTAGAGGTCGGAGCTACTGGTGGTGAGAAGGTAGAAATAAAATGTCCTACTTCTGATGCTGCAAGTATGAAACTTCGTGGCGAACTTGAAGTTAAACGTCGTAGTTTTGACGGCTATGACGGAAGTATCACGACGTGGCTCATACCTGAATGTGTTCCTGGCGATATGGCGTGGCTTTATGATGCGGATTATCCACGTAAGGATGGCTGCTACTTTGTAAGAGCAGTAACAACAACTTTCAGCAGAGACGGTGGTAAACGAAAAATAGAACTTGGATTCAGATTAAGCTAAGGATATGGATCAATATAAGGAATTAAGAGAAAGGTTGCGAGGTGTAGCACCACAGCAAGAGATGACAGTACTACAAGGTATCGTTAAGAGCGTAAGCGGTAGTACTTGTGATGTGGAAATAGGAAGCCTTCTCGTACCAGATGTTCGCCTTCGTGCATCTGAAACAGATGATAATGGAGAGATGCTGATAGTTCCTAAAGTCGGTACTGCTGTCATCATTGGGAGTCTGTCAGGAGACTACTCAAGCCTTGTCGTCTTAGCTGTGGATCATGTTGAATCTATAACGATAAATGGAGGTAAGCTTGGAGGACTGGTTAATATTGAGGATTTAACCAAGAGACTTAATGAACTGGTTAAAGCTGTCTATAGCCATACACACCAGGGTACTCATGGTCCAACAGGTCCACCTCTGACTAAGGCGCAGGAGTTTAAGAAAACTGATTATGAAGACGTAACTATCAAACATTGATATGAAAGGTATTACATTGATAGACTATGAAGTAGTTATACAACCGCATCGAGGACCAGATGGAAAGATTATTTCTGGTCTGGTTATCGGTGACACACTGCATCAGAATCAGGCTTTGATTCTTCACTTACATAAGGGAGAGTTGAAAGAACGACCGATGACAGGCTGTGGTATCAGTGATATGCTACTTGACAATGATCCTATTTATTGGAGAACGCTCATCAGAGAGCAGCTGGAGATGGACAGACAAACTGTGACTAATATAAAAATAACAACCAAAAGCATCGAAATAGATGCACAATATTAAACTTAAGCAATATGCAAAGAAACACGAAGGAATGGATACAATACGGCTCAGCCATATTTCTGCTTGCAAGTGGTGTGGCAATGGCTTTTCTGAGTTTCTTCTTCAACGGAGGTGATGTTAAGGACAGCGTGCTGTGGTATGTGTCGCAGACTTTGGTCTATGCCGGCTCAATCTTCGGTGTGGGTATCTACATTCAGAGTAAATGGGGAGATGTGAGAAATTACATCGACCGAGTTGTCAACTCCAAGAACGGAAAGGAGGAAGAATGAGAACGATTAAGTATATTGCAGTGCATTGTACTGCGAGCCATCAGTCACAGACTATTGAGAGCCTACGACAGGAGTTCCTCCGTAAAGGATGGGTTAATCCTGGATACCACTATGCCGTAGCACCAGATGGCAAGATTACCCAGCTACTTGATGAAGACAAGGTGAGCAATGGCGTGAAGGGGTTTAATTCCGTTTCCATCAATGTAGCATATATTGGTGGTATAGACAGAATGGGCAAGCCTGCAGACAACCGCACAGATGCACAGAAAGCAAGTCTTCGCACACTACTTAGTATGCTGCACAAGAAGTATCCTATAGCTGTAATTCAAGGACATCGTGACTTCTCGCCAGACTTGAACCACGATGGAAGAATCACCTCAAACGAGTATATCAAGGCTTGCCCTTGTTTCGATGCAAAGACTGAGTACGCAAACATCTAACAACAACAATATGAAAACATTTAAAGCATTATTATCAGTTATCCTTACTGCTTTCATGTTCTCTGCTTGTTCACATAAAATCTATGTGCCTGTAGAGAGCATAAGCACCGACACGTTGCACGTTGTCAGTTACGACACCATAAGAGTTTCAGAACGTCTTGCGCCAGTATCATTGCTGTTGCCAGAGTATCATCAGGAGCGTGCAACGAAAGACTCTGTTTCAGTTTTGCAAAATGCCTTGTATCGCTCAACGGCAAGAATACATAACGGTGTTTTGACGCATATATTAGAAAGTCTTCCAGGTGCGGAGATAAAAGGTCTTACAACGGTGCATGACACAACCCACATAACGATACACGATAAGGATCATAAACAATATAAGGAGAAGCCAAAGATAGTTTACAAGGAAAAAGAATTGAGCTGGATTCAAAAGCGAGCAATGGAAACAGGTTTTCTTGCATTCGGTGTTCTTATGATGTTAGCTCTTTATTTCGTAATAAGATGGAAGTTGAAGTGAAAGATGGTCAAACCTTGGCTGACATAGCTATACAGGAGTATGGCTCGCTGGAAGCATTGCCTGCTTTGGCTGCTGCGAACGGTATCGGTATGGCTGAAACGTTAGCAGCAGGAAGCAGATTGCAACTTCCTGACGTAAGTTACAACCGATTAATACAACAGTATTGCAAGGCTAATGATGTATCTCCAGCGACAGAGAGAGGTATGACGGATGTCAAGTTAAGGGTATTCAGTGGTGAGTTCTCGCCACAGTTCAATTAAAATAAACAAAATATGGCTCGTAGTATAGCAGAGATAAAACAAACAATGACAAATGCCTTTATGGCGGATGGTACAGTAAGAGAACGATACGGACTATCGGAGAACGATACCTTTGATGATAGTTTCTCTGTGGTTAGTATCGAGAATATTCTGTTTTACATCGTGGCTGCCTGTAGCCATGTTCTGGAGGTTCTGTTCGACCAGTTCAAGGCAGACGTAGACGATAAGATCAGTCGTGCTGTTGTAGCAAGTGTACCTTGGTACTATAAGATTGCAAAAGAGTTTCAGTATGGTGATGCTTTAATTTTTAATGAGGCGACACAGCAATATGGCTATGAACAGGTATCTGAGAAGAAGCGAGTCGTCAAGTATGTTGCTGTACGCGATAGAGGAACTTCCGTAGAGATTCTTGCTTCTGCTGAAGCAGGAGGACAGCCGGCTATTCTTTCGGAAGATGTTTTAACAGCATTCAAACAGTATTTGAATCGTGTTAAAATAGCTGGTGTTGTGCTCTCTGTTCGCTCGTTGCCTGCAGATAGAATAAGTATCAATGCAACTATACACGTCGACCCATTGGTGATTGACAGAACAGGTGTAAGAATAGCAGACGGCAGTTATGCTGTAGAGGATGCTGTGAACGCCTATGTCAGAAAGATTATCTATGGAGGCACTTTCAACAAGACGAAATTGGTTGATGCTATACAGAATGTGGAAGGTGTGCAGGACGTAGAGCTACATATCTGTAAGTATAGCACGGATGGGACTATATATAAAGAAATCAACGGTAATAATTACACCGCTGTTGGTGGAAGTTTTGTTACTGTGAACCTAAGAAATACATTGAACTATGTGGTATAAGTTAGATATCATCAAACTTGGCTTTCAGTTGTTGCCTCCAATATTGAGAAGCAAAGTGCTTGTAGCACTACTCAAAGCGATGCTGCGTGGAATAAGGGAATTATATAACCGATTCTATAGCTACCGTTCTCATGTGTTGAATCGTCTCAACATAACGGCAGGTGTTCAGTATATAGAGAAGACCCTAAATGATGCCTTCTTTCTTTCAGAGCATCAAATTTACATCGTCTCTGCTGATCAGAGAGTACAGACTGTTTTACATTTCAAGAGTGAAGGTCTGACCCCTGTTTATGTGAGTGGTAATCCTCCGCTGTATGTCAGAGCGTATGATGATGTCCCTAAGCAGCCTTCTTTCATTGTCTATGTACCGTCATTCCTATGTACATCAATAGATGCTGCAGAAGACAAGTGTGGAGGGCATAATTTGACAACTATATTAAACCTATTGAATCATTATAAACCTGCGGGACGCTCTTTCCGCATAGAAATATACGAATATGAATAAGATGCTCTTTAGTGAGGGTGGGCAGCCCCTCTACATCGATGATCTCAAAACATTGCAGGAGAATCCAACCAATCAGATGTCTGCACTTCTTCAGGCTCTTGGTGCTAACACATCAGCCTTTTTGCTTGAACGCTTCCAAGGAGAGTTGAAGAAACTTAATGAAGGGGATAAGACTACTTCTTTTCAAACTAAGAAGAACTGGTTGGTGCTTGATGGAATCATTTATGAGATAAAGGAAACTATACTGGTTGCTCATAGTTGGAATGATCCATTATATGTTGGTGTTAGAAAATCTACTTCTGATGTACGCACATTTGAGGATGGCCAGGAACGTGCCTGTAGAGAAACAGCAGAGGCTTTCTTAACATTTGAGAAGACAGAAGGTGTCTTTAATGTCAGTGAATTGAAAACGCTCTTTGACCTTATAGCTCCATCAATAGTTGTTAAGTTGTCTGAAACAGAATATAAGGATATGCCGTGGGTACTGAGGAATGGTTACTCAGGACAAATACAATCTAAAGTGAGATCTGACTATACTATTATAAAGGTTGATGTACAAAGTGACAAGTCAGAATGGACTGATGGTCATGGAGTAATCTTCGAATACCCTACGACACGAGTGTCAGTACCACCTGTTGTCTCTGGTGCTATTGTTGTAGGAGTAAGCTCAGACAATGGTCAGGAGCAGGTTGTTCACATCCAAGTGCTATCGGGGAAAGGAAAACTCATAGGAAGCTTGGGAGCATCCAGTCTTCCATCTCCTGCTAACTGTCCAATTAATACATATTTCATCATTCCAAAATAAAAAGTAATAATGGATACAATATACAGTTTGCTCAAGCGAGCAAAGGAACTCAAAGAGAAAAGTCAAGTAGATAGCATCACACCTGAAGAGGTGGGTAAGCTGCACGAAGACACATTAGCATACATAGCCTCATTGGAACAGTCTACTGATGGACTTGGCATTAAGAAGGTTTATCAGTCTAAGTCAGCTATGGAGGCTGAAACAGACCCAGTCGGAACTAACGGCAAGGCTCTCCGCTATGGTCAGTTAGTAAGCATCTATGATGATGCACACGCAGATGGTTCTGAGAATGGAAATATTTATGCGTATCAGAAGCCAGGCTGGCTGCTGATGGGAAAGGTCAGTGGAAATATGGGGCTTGCTATTGCACAGGAGGCAGGCGACAGTGCAACTTCTGTGATGTCACAAAAAGCGGTGACGGAAGCAATCAGCCCACTTGAAAAAAAAACACCTATAGATACGATAGGCGATGGTCTCTACGTGTCAGACAAGTTCGGAAATATCGTTATGAAAATCGACTCTAACGGTTTTGATGTTGCGAAACTATCTGCTCACTTTTTATCGCTTTTAGCATCGTTGGTAAATATCCCTATTTTTGAAACAAAGGAGAGCGGGTTCTATGTTACAGACGCAAACC